AAAATAGGTATTTACAAGAGTTAAAAATGATTTGCCCAAGAATGGTTAAATTAATAAAGATGTATAAAGATTATATAGCATGGGAAAGAAATTAAATATATTCCTAAAACAACTTAAATCTCTTTAAGTCCTTTTAAAATATAGTATTTATTGATAACAACTTCTTTTGCCACTTTTGAGATTATTTTATTTATATTACTTTTTTGCTCTTCTTCAGTTGAACCAGACATTGAATTTGATACTATTTTCAAGTATTTGTCATTTTGTGTTGATTCTGAATCTAAACAATCTGGATGAGCTTTAACCCATTCTGGAATCTTTTTTATATTTTTGTTTGCTACTTGTTTTATCATTTTTATTATTGTATCCTTATTATCATTTTCTTTTATCCATTGGTTATTATCCTTTATGTATAATATTTCTCTCTTTGAATCAGAACAGTGAATTGGTCTTTTATGTGTATTCATGTCATCTAAGTTTTTTATTACAACACGTGATATTCCATCTACATATCCTAGACGGCCTGTTTCTTCAAGGTCTTCTAATTGTAATTGAATTGAATTAACAAAATCAGTTATATTAATCGCATCTTTACATTGTTCGTTTAAAAAAAATTGTAAATTAAAAGTTTTATTATAACTATTGTTAGTATTATGAGTTCCATTCTTAATAACTTCCATCATCATTTTTCTCATTTCAGCATTATCTTTAATTAACATCATCATCATTTCTTTGTCACTTGGTTCATTATGTGCACTTACTAGTTTTTCTATTTCCTCATCCTCTTTACTTTTTTTACATTTATTTTTATGTTTCCATAATCCAGACAATGTTTTGTATTCATTTTTACAAATATTACAAATAAATTTATTATTGCTTAATTTTTGCTTAAAACTATTTCCAATCATTTCCTTTTGATGTTTAGCGCTTCCAAAGTGATTGAGTAAATTACTTTTTCTATTCGTATTATAGTCACATATTTTACAACAATATTTTTTGCTTAATTTTTGCTTAAAATCTATTTCCAATATGTCCATATATACCAAAAATATATTATTTTTAAGTCAAATTTTCTAAAAAATTACAATCACAATTTTTTTTTTGTTTTTTTTTAAATGAGAGCATTATGCTTAAAAATGGTGACTACAAGGGGCTTTTTCAAAACTTTTTTCAGCTTTTTAATTTTGGACATTTTTAAAAATGTCCATTTTTGAAAACCCCCTCGACTTTTATTTTTAAATTTGTCTAGAAACATGGTTTCTCGTTTTTAGACAAATCATTTTATTATGTTAAATGCTTTAAAACCAGAAATTCTGATTTTAACGCTATTTTTTAAACTTCAATAGACACACCCCACCAGCCAATTTATTCTTCTTTTCTTCCTCTTCCTCTTCCATCTCCGTTTCTGTATCTTCTGCTATACTTTTATCTGATGAACTACGACTATTTGATATATAAGACTCCTTTTTTGCTTCTTTAGTTTTACTTGTTTTACATTCTTTTGGCTCATATATTACCTTCCATTTTGACACATCAGGTTCATATGTTGAACTAGATGTTTGAATAATTTTATAATTTTGCTTTTTATAAAAGCTCTTACGTTTTAACCATTGACGTTGAAAATTATTATGCGTATCAATAATATCTACAACAATAGGTGCAAATTCATGTTTTTGACGTAATATTCTTCCAACTGACTGTTCAATATTTGTCATTGGTGTAATCATAAATAGTGTAGTTAATGATTTTATATCCAAACCTTCAGCTGCCATACTATAAGTTGCTAATACAACTTGTTTGCTTTCACTTTCTTTCAAAGCTGATTCTTTCATGCCTCCAATATAATATCCAACTGTACAAATATTGTTATGTCTAATTACGTCAAACATATAAGACAAAATATTTTTATATGCTGCTATCATCATTATTTGTTGTTTAGGATTTTCGGCAATCATATCTCTTAAAACTTTAAGTATAAATTCTGATCTATAGTTATAATTACAAATTTTACTAAGCATTTTAGATGCAGCAGTTTGTCCCCTAAAATCTAATTCAAGTTCGTTAAATTCTTCATCTTTGGATTGAAATGTAATACTTCTAACAATAACATTTTCATCTTTGCTTCTTTCTTGCTTGTAAACTACTTGTCCAAGAAACATTTTGAATACTTTAGTGGTTCCATCTTTACGATTCATTGTTGCACTTAAACCTAACATATATTTTGTTACCAGTTTAAATAAAGCACACGAGAATACTTCAGAAGAAATATGATGAACTTCATCAATAATTGTGAAACCAAAACTATCAAATAAGGTACTAGGATAATCCTTCATTGATAAACTTTGTAACATAGCAAGGACAATATCTTTTTTATCAATATCAATAACTTGTCCTTGAATCTTACCTATTCTAGCAGAAGGAAGAAATTGATTAATACGTTCAATCCATTGCGACATTAAAAATTCTTTATGAACGATTACTAAGGTTTTTTTCTTTAGACGACTTACCAAGTTAAGCCCTATAGATGTTTTTCCAAATCCACAAGGTAACTCAAGTAATCCACTACCTCCTTTAGAAACATGATTTGTATATTTATCTACAACAGGAACTTGATTATCTCTAAGCGTTCCTTGAAATTCAAGATTAATATCTTCACCTTCTGTAATTTTTATAGTTTTAGCTAACCCAAAGAGTTCCTCACCAAAATATCTAGGTACATATATTTTCTTATTAGATTCTCTGTAAGCAGGAAATGTTTTTTGAACTTGAACAGGAGAACCAGGAACATAAGGTTTAACCATAAGCATTTCCTTTAATGTGAGTTGATTTTTAATAGATAACTCAGATTTAAATATAGTGTATCCTTTATTTCCCAAATAGGTATTTAAATTTTGAGGCCATTCAATAATATCTTGTGTATTTTGCTTTTTATTCATATTCAAACTAACAATATTTAGAATATTATTTTTAGATTGTTTCATTAAATAGTTTTTTTAAAAGTATAATATATAAGATGGACTATTTACGAGATTTATTCACAAAAAAACATATGCCAAAACTTGTATTATCTGTATTATTAATATTATATTTAGTCATGGGTTATCAACTTCCTGAAGGCGTAGCAACAATAGTTGGTTCAACTGTTGGTATAATAGTTATAGTAGTTGTTGTGTTAATGTTATTTGCCTATTCTAATCCAGTTTTAGGTATTTTGGCTTTGTTAGTTGCTTATCAATTAATTAAGGGTGCATCAGTTAAAACTGGAATGGCAGGTTTAGAAGAGTATTATCCAACAGAAGCTAAGAAGTGGAGCCCATTTACTCCAACTCATCAATTTCCTTATACTTTAGAACAAGAGATTGTAAAAAATATGACAACTCAAAAATTTAACACTGAATATGTAAAGGCTCCATACAGACCAACTTTGGATGATACATATGATGCTTCGCCTCTAAGTTCTTAAATAATATATTACACCGACAAAATTCAAATCCATATTTTAATATTATAATTAAATATTTTAATGAAAAATATGAAAAGATTATAAAGTGAATGAAATGGAGTTAGAATAATATTTATTGTCCCATTATAAATCTTCAAAGGTTTAAACTGTTTTTCAAACATATCATAATATTTTTATAAAATCTAAATATTATAAAAATAAATTCTTTCATTATAACGAAGACTATTAAGCTATAATTTTTTATATCTATAATTTTAGGATAGTCAATTATTTTATTTGATTTACAAATTTTTATCATAAAGCGTTTTATAATATTATTACAGTGTCCGTATCTAAGTGTTCATTATATTTTTCATCTGCCCTGTTGAACCACCTTTAGGAGGCTTTAGTATACTTAGAGCATATTTTACCAAATATAACAACATAATAAATACTAATGAACCTAAAAATAATTTTACTAAAGGATTATTCAACCACTCACTAACAGTTGTTGGATAAGGAGAGCTTTCCATATCTGTAACTACTTCTATTGAATCATCTGATTTACCTACAGGTTGACAATCTATATATATTTCACCTTCCCCTGCTCCTCTTTGACTAGGTCCTTTGTCATTATAAAATAAATTTGGTCCTGTTTTAATATCATATGGATTACTTAGTATAATTGATTGTAGCTTCGTTAATGTTTCTGGCATCATATCTAATGAACCTTGTAATGGTCCAAATACAACATAATCAACATTTTCTGTACAAGGTTGGTATGGTTCGGTTGCTGAATATGAAAAAAATGGTTTTTTTGGAACTAAAAAATCTAAATTAAATTTTGGAATATTTACAGTTGTGGCCTCTTCATTTGATGGAGCACTAGAAGCAACTGTATCTATTAATGTTTTAAAAAACAAAGCACTAACACTTGAAGTATTGTTGCTTTTTATAGGAATACAAACTAACAAAGGTTTAGCTCCTGTATTTGATGTATGAACTATAACTAATTCACCATCAGTTTTTGAATCATTATATGAATGTAATGATGGAGTATATAATCTTATTTCTTTTACATCAAACCCAGTGGCATTATAAAATACGGGTGGAAATGAAGTTTTATCATATGATATTGATATATAATTACCTCTATTTGTTGCTATACATGAGCTATTACTGTAATGAAAACTATACGAACATTTTAAATCACATTTACCCACTATTTTTGATATACTAATATTTATTGGTGCTGTAGCATTTGGACAACTCATTTATATTATACTTTTAAAAAAAAGTATAGAAAACTAATTATATTAAGGAATTAATTCTTTAGTATACAAAACCTTTTCTTAATGTAAAATATGAAATTAACTAAACTTCGTTTACAAAAGATTGTTAACAATAATGGAAAACAAACTAGAAAAAAATATAAAAACACAACTAGAATTCTTAAACATACTAACACTGCTAGAAATAAAAAAAAACATTTTAATTTACGTAATACAACTTTAAAAAACTTTTAACCAATGTTTAGAGCTTATTTTTTACACAATAGTAAATATTTAATAGTATCATTTTCATACAATGTGACTCAAAAAGGTTCATTATAGCCTTTAATATAAATAGTATTACTATCACTATCAAAAATTTGATTTACCTCATAATCATTCAATACGCTACTATGTCCTTTACATAAAATTGGTAATTTTACATTATTGCGTTGTTTTGATATTGTGTAATATTGCAATTTATCTCTATTTGTAAACAATGGGCATCCTATTAAAGGTAAAATTTGAAGTTCTAGTTTAATTATACCCATTTAACGATATGTTGTATCAACTGAACCTATGTTAGTTAATACATTAATAGGAATAGCACCCATTAGTTACTTCTGGAACAAAATAACGTTCATCGGAGCAGCATGCGGTAAAACATTTTTTGTTCAAAATAGTAAATTATTATAGGTTCAATACTCCAAAACTATCCGCAACTGTTATATGTTTCGTATTATTTACTGTTATATTTTTTTGAAGAAGAACTAACAAAACAATTAAAAGTAAACATTTTTTATACTAATATTGTACACTTTTCATTAATATATTAAACTTAATTTTACTTAATACTTATTTGTTAGTTGTGGCAGTTGGAGCATTGGCTAAACCACTAATATTTTGTAATTGACTAGTTAAACCTTTTACGTCAAAACCGTTTAATAGGCTTTTTGCAGAATCTAAAACAGGAACCATGTTTTGCATTGTATCAAATAAAGTTTGCTGTTGTTTCATCAATTTTTGAGTATCAGATGTTAGTTTTTGAATAGAATCGCTTCCTAATAATTTATCTAAATTAGCATATGATTCTTCTATAGTAGCAGCATAATCTATTCTTGAGCTAGCTGATTCAGTCTTAGCGCCTTTTCTTCCTCCCATTTTATCTCCATAACCTGTTATTTCCCCATTATCTGTTGTTTGATTTTTATCAGTATTATTAGGGTCTACTATTTTATTTGAAACAGATTGTTTTACATTATCGTTAGAAGCTGCTACAGTAGCGGTAGCAACTGAATGTTTATCTTTATTATCAGTTTGACTTAATTGGGTTGTAACTTCATCATTATTTTTTGCTTGTTGAACTGCTAAAAGAGCAGCAGCAATTTGTGGATCTTTGTCTTCAATTTTGCTTAAGGCTGGAGTTGTAGTAGAAGAAACTAAAGTTTGATTTTCTAAACCTTCACGCATTCGTTTATTTGCCATTAAAAAGTTTGTAGCAATAATACTAACTAACAAAATTACAGCCATGTTTTTACTAAATTGGTATGTTAATAAACTAACTAATGCGAAAAATATAACTGCGTTGACTTTGTTAGTAACTAAATAGCCTAATATATTAGTTGCCGCTAAAAATATCATAAAATACAAAAAGTATTTGTTAGTTAACAATTTTGATGTTTCAGTTGCAAAACTCATATTATATATATTCTTTTAAAAAAAATTGAATAAAATTATATTATAATTATAATTATTATAATCTAATGGAAAACAGTTCTAGAAATGTGAAAAATAAAAATTATCTAATGTTATGTGAATTACATTACCCAGATTTACACGGAAAAACTGAAACAAGCGACCCAAATATTGAAACACATTATTTAGTATATGAAAGATTTGATCCAGAAACAGGCATATCATTTTGTGATTTAGATGAATATGATTTAGATGAATATGATTTAAATGAATATGATTTTGATGAATATGATTTGGATGAATATGGAGACTCAGATACTGATGAAGAATATGAAACAGTATTTAATTTTCCAAGTTCATATTATACTAATAATTTAAGTAGGATGAATAGGATAAATGATAAAATAGATTTACTAAAGATGGTATATTCAAATCTGAGTAACTTTAATTCAACACATCCAACAATAAGAAATTATATGAATATAATTAGAAATCCAAACTATATAAAACCTGAGATTGGAGAATACATAATTTTGCCTACACAAGAAGCAATTGCTATTTTAAAAACATTTTGGTTGCGTATAATTCAAAAAAAATGGAAAAAAGTGTTTCAACATCGTAAAAATATTATAAGACAAAGATGTTATTTATCTAATTTATTAATTAAAGAAATACGAGGAAGATGGCCAGAAACATGTTTTAATTTGCCTGGTTTAAGAGGAATGTTAAGTAAACTTAAATCTAATTAATTATTTATAAGATTTACGATGTGTTTTTTTTTTTTGTGTTTTCTTAGAAGTTAATGATTTTGAATTAGAATTAGAATTAGATGATACAATTAAGATAGAACTAGCATTATCTAGGTTTTTATTTTGTTTCCATAGATAGCCACCTCTCATTTTCTTATGAGTTCTTTTATAACGGTTTTTCATTGTTTTACGTCTACGTTTTCCACCAGTTTTTCTTAAAATAGGAACCTCAATATTATTTGTTTGTAATATATTTCTAATTATATCTTCAGCATTTCTATCTCCTCTATCAAACAGAGTTATATTATTATCTATTTGATTTTTAATTACACCATTAGGAAGACCTTTCATAAATCGTAAATATTCGCGTTTATCTTGTTCATTTCTTAGAGCCCTTAAATTATTTATATTTTTTTCAATATCATAAACACTTGGTTGTGATGTTGTATTAACATTAGTAGCAACAGCGCTATTTATTCCTGTAATTACACCAGTTAAACCTTGTTGAATTGTATCTAACAAATTGGTAAAATTACTAATATCAGGTTCTTCTGTTTTGATTGAATCAATTAAGTTTAATTGTTGAGCGAGAAATGCATTAATTGTTCCTAAATTTTCAATTAATCCGTCTTGTTCTTTTTGTAAATCAGCCAATTTATTAACAGCATCAGTTTGTGCCTGTTTAGCATTGTTAATTTCTTGTTGTAATTGTGTTTTTTCATAATTAATGGCGGTAATTTGATTATCAAATTCGGTTTGCATAGCTTTTTTCTCTTGAGTAGATTTTTCAGTCATATCTTGTCTAACTTCATTTATCTTATTTTTATATTCGGTGTCTAAATTTTGAATACGTTGTTCCAAATATTGAAGTTGTTGTTCTAATTCATTTTTTTTAGTGTTAGTAGTTTGTAATTCATTTTGAATGTTAGTAGATTCTTGTTTTACTCTATTTAATTCAGTTTGTGTTTGTTCTAAATTTTGTTTAGTTGTTTCTAATTCAGTAGTTACTGCGGTAAGTTTGTTTTTAGTTTCAGTTAAACCTTGAAGATTTGTTGATTTAAACGCATCAATTGCTGTAATAATATCATTTAATCTTTTTGTTAGTTGTTGATTAAATGAGGTATTATGAGCATTTAATAATTCTATTTTTTTTCCCAAAGTATTATTTATAGCTCGCCCATTATTTAATATATCTTGAATGACAGTTGCAGACATATATATATAATTATTATATTTTTTAAACAAAAACATTATTCAATAAGTTCATTTAATTCAGCCTTAACTTTGTTAATTTGATTAATAATATCTTTTTGATCATGTTTTGCGATTCTAAGTTGGTCATCTACTAGATGTTCTGTCTTTATTAAATCATCAATATACTCCTTAAGTAATATAAGTGCGTCGTGTTGTTGTTGTTTTTCGTTCAAAATATAATCATAATACTTTGAATAATCTTCTTTTACATCGCTCAAGTACTGATTTAGTTTGTGTTTTTTATCCAAATCTTTTTTCTTCTTAACTAATAATTTCTTTTTATTGCGTATTTCTTGCTCAATTTGTAATAAATGTAAATCTCTCTCGGCTAATGGTAAGCTCATTCTTATATTAATAATTTATTAAATTTTTAAAAAAAGAATGTATTAATAAAAAATATATAAAATCTATTCTATATATTATTTAGGATGTCTAAGACAAATATTGAACCCTTACTAGCACCAGACGATAATAGATTTGTTATGTTTCCAATATCGCACCAAGATATTTGGAAAATGTATAAAAAACAAGTAGATTGTTTTTGGAGAGCTGAAGAAATAGATTTATCTAAAGATTTAACACATTGGGATGGTCTTAATAAGGATGAAAAAATGTTTATTTCTATGATTTTAGCTTTTTTTGCCGCATCTGATGGAATTGTTTTGGAAAATTTAGCGCAACGTTTTATGAGGGATGTTCAATTATCTGAAGCTAGAGCTTTTTATGGATTTCAAATAGCTATGGAAAATATTCATTGTGTAACCGGAACAACAAAGATTTTAACAGATAAGGGTTATTTTAGCATTAAAGATTTAGAAAATACATTTGTTAATATTTGGAATGGGGAAGAATTTTCAAGCGTTGAGGTAAAATATACTGGAGATCAGGAAATTTATAAAGTTGTATTATCAAATGGTATGGAATTAGATTGCTCTCCTGGTCATAAATGGTTAATACAAAAAGTTAACCAATATCATCCAGGGAAATGTATATGTGAAGAAGTAAAAACTATTGATCTAAAAGTAGGTGATATATTAGAAAAATATTATACTCCAGTTATTGAATTTGATGACTATGATGAGTTTTTAAATCCCTATATTCACGGGTTTTTCTGTGGGAATGGGAGTTATTGTAATAATTATCCAAGGGAACTAATTAAAAACTTTAAATACTATACGCTACAAAATATTGAAAATCCTATTAAATTCTATGTTACAAATTATATAAATAAAGAAAAATATATAGTTCCTATTAATTATAGTAAAGATGTGCGTCTTCGGTGGTTAGAAGGATATGTTGATGCCAATGGATGTATTAAATTAAATACAAATAAAGATTCTACATCAATACAAATTTCGTGTAGTAATTTTAAATTTTTACAAGATGTTCAATTAATGCTAACTACATTAGGAATTCAAACAAATATAAGATTAAAATATAAACCAACAAAACGTTTAATTAACGGAAGTGAAAATTATGATTATTATATGTATAAAAAGTACTATATTTTATATATAACAGGTAAATCTGTTAATAAACTTATTGAATTAGGATTTTCTCCAAAAAGATTAAATTTAATATATTGTAAAAGATTAAATGACACAATGGATGTTGTTTCTAAAATAGTCAGTATTGAAAAAATATCTGAAAATGAATCAACATACTGCTTTAACGAACCTAAAAAACATCGTGGTATTTTTAATGGAATTTTAACATGTCAAAGTGAAACGTATAGTCTTTTGATTGAAACGTATATTAAAGATAAGGAAGAAAAGCATAAATTATTTAATGCTATATCAAATTATCCTTGTATTAAAAATAAATCTGATTGGGCTCAAAAATGGATTCATGATAATAGATCAAGTTTTGCAACGCGTTTGGTTGCGTTTGCTTGTGTGGAAGGCATATTTTTTAGTGGTGCATTTTGTAGCATTTTTTGGCTAAAGAAACGCGGTTTAATGCCGGGATTAACTTTCAGTAACGAATTAATTTCAAGAGACGAAGCTCTTCACTGCGAATTTGCTGTGCTTTTATATTCTAAATTGATTAAAAAAATGGATAAAACTCGTATTCATGAAATTATCAAGGAAGCTGTTGAAATTGAAACAGAATTTATTTGCGATGCTTTACCGTGTAAATTAATTGGTATGAATAGTCAACTAATGACTCAATATATTCAATTTGTAGCAGATCGTTTATGCGTTCAACTAGGTTATAAAAAGATTTATAATGTTATTAATCCATTTGATTGGATGGAATTAATTAGTCTCGAAGGAAAAACAAATTTCTTTGAAAAACGTGTTGGTGATTATGCGTTAGCTAACAAAACACAAAGCAACGAGGCTTTTGATTTTACTGATAATTTTTAGTTAATTAAACTAATATAAAGATTATTTAATATTTTTGGAACTAACAAAATATAAAATTTATATTGTGGCAGAATATCTGCGTAATAAATTAATAGAAATAAAATAAAATAATATTGATTTTTGTTTTGTAATTAAACAAAATAAAAAATTTATAAACAATGAAAACTTAAGCTTTATAGTTATTTGAGATGTATATAAATAATAAGATTTAATAGAACTTAAATATATTAAAATTAATAATATATTTAAGATGATTTCATGTAAATTATGTGGAGGTTTAGGTAATCAATTATTTCAGATATTTACAACAATAGCCTATGCAATAAAATATCAAAAGGCGTTTTTCTTTTTAAATAATACTCAATTAGGAAATGGTAAAAATGGTGTTGTAATACGATATACATATTGGGATACATTTTTAAAAGAATTTCGTCCATTTTTAAAAGATCAAAAACAAATTCCTTGGTTAAATTTGATATATGAAAAAGATTTTACATATAATGAATTACCAGAAAATTTTGATAAAAATATGGGTAGTTTGTTAGTTGGTTATTTTCAAAGTCCGAAATATTTTAATAATTGTAAAGAGACAATTTGTAAGATGATGAAAATAGAGTTAAAAAAAATAATTATAAGGAAAAAAGTAAATATAGATTTTGAAAATAATATGACAATTTCGATACATTTTAGATTTGGAGATTATAAAAAATATCCAAATATTTATCCTTTATTGGGTGTTAATTATTACTATAATGCATTAAAATATATAATAAGTGAATTAAACATAGATGAGTTAAATAAGATGATAAATGTTTTATATTTTTGTGAGGATGATAGTATATCAGAGTCAGAGATGATAATTACTCAACTAAAAAGTTTAACTCAAAAATTAATACATTTTGAGAGAGCTTCATCAGAGTTATCTGATTGGGAACAATTATTATTAATGAGTATGTGTGAACATAATATAATTGCAAATAGCACGTTTAGTTGGTGGGGAGCTTATTTAAATACAAGTAATAGTAAAATAGTATGTTATCCAGATGAGTGGTTTAAAAAAGAGACAAATAAAGTAACATCAGATTTATTTTTAGAGGATTGGATTAATATAAAAATTAATTAAAAATTGGATTTTACAAATATTTTTACACCTTTGGTAAAGAACCCAATAATATATTTAAAAAAGCATTTAAAGAAGCAATCTGAAAAATAATATATTTAAAAAAGCATTTAAAGAAGCAAATAATATATTTAAAAAAGCATTTAAAGAAGTAACCGCTGAAACATAAACCAATTATCAAATCTTATATTATCTTCTGTATGTATATAAAACAGTTGAGGATTATTAAATATTATATCCATTATTATTGTTTGATCATCCTTTATTATAAAATTATTTGTAAAATAATACATTAACTTTTCATCATATAATCTCACATATATATTTATTAATTCGCGCTTTAAAATACAAAACCCACCAGCAAAACAACACTCTTCAAATTGAATTAATGGTTGACTTGTTATGTAATGATTCTTAATATCATTTGATATTTTTACATATGTTATTGTATTATTTTGAACACAACCATAATGTATACAACTATTATTAAAAGGACTACTTAATAGTTTTTTATTATTTGGCCATTTTAATAAATGTCTTGTGTGTAGATCATTTTCTCTATTCCGAAAATAACCTATATCACACCATCCATAATATAGTGTATCATAATATCGTTTTGTTATTGTTTCATTAACCAAAAATACCTTTTCATTCCATAACATATTTAATTTCCAATCTGTATGTTGATGTAAAGTTAAATCACTTTTTTCATGATTTTTTATCCAAAAATCTTTGTATCTATATGTATAAAATTCTTCAAAAGGTTTTATTATTATTTTTATTTTTTTATTTGATATATCTATTAAACTATATATTTGATTTAACGATTTAGCATCTGTATATATAACTAGATTAAAATTATTTACTATTGATAATATATTTTTTATCCAATTTAAATAAGTTTTAATATTAAATTTTGATTTTAATATATACCAACACGTTGATAATGTCAATAAACTATTTGTATTACCATTTAAATGTTTATTTAATTTATTTTTCTTTAAACTATTAAGCATAAGAATCATTTATTATCATAGTTTATTATTTTTTAAATACTATAACTTAAAAAATAAATTATTCTTTTATTATGAATAATAAAATACACGATTTTATACTACTTATTTTTAATTGTCAAAAATATAGACATAAAGCTTTAAAACAAAAAGAAACTTGGCTACATAATTTTACTTCTATGCCATATTTTCATGTTATAGGTAACCCACAACTAACAACTGATTATTTAATTGATAAAGAACAACATATTTTATACGTAAATGTAAACGATGATTATAACTCTCTACCTAAAAAAGTAATTTCAGCATATGAAGCAATTCATAAAGAATTTATTTTTAGTTATATCTTTAAAACTGATGATGACCAAAATCTGTTACAACCTCAATTTTTTGATACTATTAAAAACTTACTCTTAAAACAAATACCTAAAATTCATTACGCTGGACATATCATTCACGTTGACAAACCATATATTAGCCAATATCATAATATTCATCCAGAATTACCAAAAAATTTACCTATCCTTGAAACTAAATATTGTACTGGACGATTGTATATATTATCTGATTTAGCTGTTCAACAATTAATTTCTAAAAAAAATCAAATATCTAAAGAATATTTAGAAGATTATGCTATTGGTTATTATTTAGACCCCATTCTTAAAAAAAATATGTTGAATTTACAAACTAACAAATATTTTGAAGATTTTAGTTAAAAAATTGCCTTTAAGAATTTATCATCTTTACTTTTTCACGCATTTCTTTTATTGCCTTAAATAATTCTGCCTTATCCAAATCCAGCATCATTTTTTGATAATTTATTACTTTTTGTTCTATATCACTATAATCTTCACGTTGAACTACTGTTAAAGGCGTTATTAAATACCATTTACTAGAATTTTGTAAAACAAACCAAAATTTATCTATCGCATATTTTGATTTTTCATCTGGTTTATTCAATAAATTTGTAAGACCCATTTTTACATTTGCCGCGAGAACATTTATATAATGACCATTTACTAGATAACCGGTTGTTGTTTGACAACGACTTACCTTTACACATGTATCGTCTATTTTCTCATATGGAGGCATATTATTACCTGCTAATAATATTACATCCCATTTATTTTCATGTTTTTCTAAAAATTTATTTATTTGAGTTTTAAATACATCTACATCAAGAAATTTAATATCATCTTCTACTATTAATATATGCTTTAAATTATTTTTCTTAGCATCTTCCAACAATTTTAAATGACTCATACTACATCCAATTGCTCCATTTGTCATTTTTATAGCATTAAATCTTGTTGCTTTAATTCCTATTTTTTCTAATTCATTCTCTACATGTTCTTTACGATCTTTTCTATGAACTAAATTTATATAAAACGCATGCTTAATATCATTCAGAGATTTAATAGACATTATAAGAATTATTTATAAATTATTTTTATAATGTTTACATAATAAAATTATAAATTATTAACGATATACACCACGATATACACCACCCAATTTTATACTTGCTGAAGCTGTTGCTTTTAGTTTTGCGGCTATTATTCTAGCATAAGCTGGAGAAAATTTATTTATACCTGGAGGAATTATACGTTCAGAAGAATTCATATTGCGCATTAATTCATTATATTGTTGTATTTTATTTAATATTGATTGAGATGCTGGTTGTTGTGAAGATTGTATTGGCATTTTTTCATATGTTTCAGGAGGCAGTGGCGGATGAACTTCTTTAGTTGGATCAGTAGAATGATCATAACTATATTCAATAATTTTCTCTGCTTCTTTTTTACCATATTTTTGAATCATCTCATTTCTCTTTTCAGCTGTTGGATAAAATGGGATATTTGACCAATCATCTGTAATATGATCTATTTTGTTAGTTTTAATTCTATTTGGATGTATAATTTTTCTTTTTGGTTCTCGTAAATCATATTTATCATAATTATCATGTTCAAATTTAATTGCTGTCATAAATGTGGATATATTTATTACAAACATTTTATTTGAAGATATCACATAAACATTGTCTAAAGGATTTGTTGATTCACTATCTATTGTATAACGTAATTTATGAATTGTCATTAAACCATCTACACCATCATCATGTGTTGCTCTCCAAGGATCTTTACGATTAATTATTCTTTGAACTCCATCAAATAAATGTAAAATATTCGGATTTCCAATAGAAAAAAACTGACTACGATCTATTTTAATACCTTTTTTCTCACATCTTGTTTGTAAAACATTATCTTCCATTCCCCAACCCCAAAAATTTGGATAACCATTTGTTAATTCAAAATCTGAACCATTAACTGCTACAATTCCTCCAAGAGCATAATTAAAACCATAAAAATGTTTTACAACCCCAGAAACTGTTTCATAATCAAAAATATTTGAAAATGGAATTGTGTCTATATCATTAAAAATAAATGTTATATTTTTATAATTATCAGGATATTTTTTTTTTATTGCTAAAAATCCTATATTTTTTGTGGCTCCTCTATTAAAAGCTCTTATATCACATTGATGTGAATAATAAACTTCATAATCATCCTTTAAAATACTTTCGTCCATAATAGTTTTTATATAATTTGAAAAAAAGAACTTATGTTGTGGACGATTTCTATATGGAACAATAAATACAACTTTTGGTATTTTTGACATTATATATTAATATTAAGTATTTTTATATTGGTAATATACGAATTTAATAATATTAGAATTATACATATAAAACTATTTAAAAACTTATTAATATAACTATGTATTTATATGGGAAAAACACACAGAAACGTTTATTCTGGGTCTAACAGTGTTAGTTATCATGGTTCACATATTCGGGGATTTGCTAAAGACAAAAAGCAAATACACATAGAAAAGTTAGAACTTATAATAATTCTTCGAAGATAATAGATAATATGATATCATTACGAGACTTACCATCTGATGAAATTATGAATAATCATTGGGCTTCTAAATATATTTCTGAGAATGGTAATTTGCCAAATAATCCTGATTTTAAATTTAATGATGAATATTTATTTAAGAATTATGGGTTTAAATGGGATAAAGAAGATAAATCTCAATTAGATACTGTTAATATAATGATAAATAATAAAATGATAAATAATGAATCACGGATTCAACAACCTCCTGATGTATGTTTAAAAATGTGTAAAAAACAAATTGAACGCAGAGGTAGCGTTGGCTTATTTTATAGCCATCGTAAATAAAAAATAAAACTATTTATACCTTTTAACATTTCAAATGCCGATTATTCAATTAAAAAATTGAAACAAAATTATTTAAAGTATATAATATACATTTAAACCTTTGAATATCTAAAATGACAACTTCTTTGCCTACTTTACCAGAAAATCTAAAAATATTATATTGTGAAAATAATCAATTAACTTCTTTGCCAACTTTACCAGAAAATATAAAAGTATTAATTTGTAAAAATAATCAATTAACTTCTTTGCCTACTTTACCAAAAAATTTAGAAATATTATATTGTTCTAATAATCAATTAACTTCTTTGCCTACTTTACCAAAAAATCTAAAAAATCTAAAAAATTTATATTGTGATAATAATCAATTAACTTCTTTGCCTACTTTACCAAAAAATCTAAAAAATTTATATTGTGAAAATAATCAATTAACTTCTTTGCCAACTTTACCAGAAAATCTAAAAGTATTAATTTGTAATAATAATCAATTAACTACTTTGCCTACTTTACCAGAAAATCTAGAAAGATTGAATTGTAGTACTAATCAATTAACTTCTTTGCCTACTTTACCAAAAAATCTAAAAATTTTATATTGTAATAATAATCAATTAACTTCTTTGCCTACTTTACCAGAAAATCTAAAAGTATTAATTTGTAATAATAATCAATTAACTACTTTGCCTACTTTACCAGAAAATCTAGAAAGATTATATTGTAGTACTAATCAATTAACTTCTTTGCCTACTTTACCAAAAAATCTAAAAATATTGTATTGTAATAATAATCAATTAACTTCTTTGCCAACTTTACCAGAAAATCTAAAAATATTAATTTGTAATAATAATCCTATTTTGGAAATACTAAATAATACTAGTTTAATTGAAATAAAACGAGACATACAAATATTAAATAATTTTCGTCATTTGTATTATTGTTTAAAATTCAAAAAACAATTAAGAAAATGGTTATGGGAAAAAATAAGAGAACCAAATATAATGAAAATTTATAGTCCAAATTATCTTGTTGAAAATTTAAATGAAGAAGATGATTTGGATACAGTTTTAAATAATTGGAAATAATAAAAATCGAAGTTTGAAATGTTAAAAGGTGTAAAATATTTATTTTTTATTGAATGAGAAAAGTGAACACTTTTGGGCATTTTGGATGCAAAAAGGTGTAACAATTCTAACGCAGTTTTCACTTGCGGTTTAGTAATTTTATAAGATACACATTTTCTATTTCTTCTTGTAAGATTTTTAGAAGTTATATATCTTTGTATCCATCTGTAGATTTCTTACAATCAACGATTTTACAAGTTTTTCTAATATTATTTTTGCTATTCAAATAATACTTAACAGCAGAAATTTTATAATCTTTGCTCTTATGTGTCATACTTATAATAAAAAAGAATAAATATTGTTTCCCTTAAGGGTTTTGTCCCATTTTAAATCTTCAAGGGTGTAAATTTGGCGCAAAGGTGCCATTCTAAATCTTCAAGGGTGTAAAATAAAAATCATAACGTTTCATGTATTTGGAAAATATTTAGTTCGTATCTGATGAAGAAATTTTAAGACAGCGTATACGTCGTATAAAACCAAAATAATTTATGCCGTTGCTGATAATTGATTATATTTATTTAATATGACTGAAGGAACTAACTCCTCTGTCATTTTTTGTAGTTTCTTAAAACATTTATTTATTGTTACCTCTGAAATCTCACTAATTGCTTTTACTTCGCGTTTTGATACATTCAACTTACATAATTGTGCGATAAAGTAAACTATTCCAGCAGCAATAGAATGGGGTGTATTCTCTGGCATTAAATTTTTCTTTTCAATCTTAATAGCAATAAACTTACATAATTTAGTTAATTCGGAATTAATATTAAGTTTACTACAATATCTTTCAATAAAGTCCTCAGGTTTAGTTTTACAAAAAGCAGTTTTATCCTTGTTATCCATATCCTTCTCAAGAATATTCAAAATTGTTTGAGCATTTTTACATCCCTGAGTAGCACTTGTTACATCTAAATTAAATATAGATGCTAATTCTTTCGCAGTTCTTGGATAATTATTAATTCTACATGAGATATAAATAGATGCTGCCATTAATCCATCTTTATTATCACCTCTGAATGTTTGTTCGTATTCACATATTTTTTTATGATATCTTATAGCATCATCAATAATTTTTTTTGATATTCCTGCGTTGTTAGCGTAAATTGTGATTCTTTGAAATTCATCATATTGAGATTTTTCCTTATAAGGCATTGATTGCCACTCGGTATATCTTCTTATTTTCCTCATTTCATAAGACAATTTACCGATACACAAAACTTTACATCCAAATGAAGATTCTTCTAGAAGTGGATTAATAGGCATTCCACATCTAGTAGGGTCTGAACTTTGGTTATCATCAGCACCATAATATCTCCATTCAGGCGAATGATCTAATATATCCTTATATATAATACCACATTTATTATTAGTACAAGTAAGAAATCCTTCGTCTGAAAATGCTAATGCAAATTGGCAACGTTCGCAATTTTCTCTATCTCCGGCAGTTCTATATAAACATTCAAGTGGTTCTTTTGGTTTATCGGGGTTAATAACTTCTGATTCAAAAACATTCCAAAGCTTTGCTTTTTCTTGTAAAGTTATTAAACTATTGTCTTTATTCTTTTTACTTCTTTCGTTATTCATTATTATTATTGTTTATTGTATTAGATAATTTATTTTTAAATCAATTTTATTTAATTATTAACAAGTGTAAATGGTACATTAATAATCATATCTGCCCCTGGTTTTTCATTAGTAGGCTTACCATTAATTACTTTCTGGAAATTAAATCCATGAACATCTAATAATGTACCGTTTTCTAGCCATGGACAATCTTTACAATTTCTATTTTGTACTGTATATCTTTGAACAGTGTTAGACAAATTTTTACAATTGGGAGTATTTTCAGGCGCTGCTAAAACACATAAAGGATTATCAGGGCTACAACAAGGAGAATTTGAACCTGGTGTATTTTGTGCAACACCATGTTGCCATTCTGTAGTTGTACCTAACCAGGCTAATATTGGTCCGGGCATACCATTATTATTTGTATGAATATGAATAGCACTAACACCAGTTAAATCTTTATAATTAACAGTTATATATAATGTTTGACCATCAGAACTTGTTGTAAATTCAACATCAGCATATTTACATGTTGTGCGAAAAGTTTTATTTTTATAAAAGCTCATATTATTATAGGTAGTTTTTGATGTAAAATTATTAATAAAATAATATAAAACATACAAAACTAGTAAAATAATAATAATACCAAAAATATAATTAATAAACTTAGAATTCTTCATATATATATTCAAATATTTTTTTTAGTTTACTTTAAATACTTTTTTTAAATATATAATATATGGGAAACCAAACATCAACGAATAGCACTAGTGCTCATAATAAAGAACAAAGTGATGAATTAAAGCCTAAATCTATATCTCAAATCTTAGACTATATAGCAACATATTATATTTTAACTATGGATTTCAAAAGCTTAAGAAAACTATACAATAAAGAATATTGTGACAAATTAGTTATACTAACATCAGATATTATTCAAAGATATTTTACTGATTTAGAAATTACATATTTATCGCAAAGAATTAAAGATGGTGTTGAAATTAATGAAATTGATAGAGATAAAGTAATATTTTTTAATAAAGATATGTTAGATAATCTTGACATTCAAAACTCAATTAAAAAAAAGCGTATTTGTATAGCTATTGCTAAATTTTATATTAAAATTGCCCATATTTTTGCTGCTATTATAACAACTATTAATCCAATTTATGTCTATAAAGATGTTGAAGGAAACACAGTTAGGGCATCTTTATATGAAAAAGGAATAATCCCTAAGGGTGTACCAAGAGATATTTATAAATTGAATATTTGTGATGATCGTATAAGTTCTTTACAGAATAAACAATCACTAGAACCCGATGCTAATGGTGAAATAACTGTTGGTCCAAAATTTTGTAATATGAATATTGGAGATGATGGACAACAAAAAAACTTAGATGAGGAACCAGGCATTCCAGAATTAGAGGAACTTTATTATGATGATAATTATGTCTTTAAGACAGGAAAATTTACAGGTATGTCGGAAAATACCCGAAAGGTTTTTTTAAGTGATTTACAAATATTTTACAATGTATTTGCTGGTAATAAAAATCCATTACCACCAGAAATAACAAAATTTAGTGATATAAAATTAAGAGATTATCATAAAATGGATAAGTGTAAAGGTTCAGAACCATTATTTGAGAAAAAATATAAAGGTCCCTTAACTAACAAATTATTTACTAGTTATGCTGAAAATTTAAAAAAAATGGTTCAAACAACAAATAAAAATCAACAGGCATTATTAACAATTATTAATCAAATTTTTGTTTATACAATAGATCCACAAACGGATAAAAAACAAATTCGTGTTAGTCCATCATTGACTGAACAAAGGTTACAAGAAATAGTAGTTGAAACTAGAGCATTAATTATTAAATTATATTTAACATGTGAAATGGATTATGTTAATGGTTTAAAAATATATGAAGCGATTGTAGAGCAAAAAATACTTGAAACAGCTCAAAATCAAATAAAAAAATTAGAAACTATATCTGAACAACTAGTTGTTCAGGATAAAATTCCTGAACCAGCTGAGGTGCAACAAATAAAGGCAAATGCTGAAGAAAAAATAGCTGAAGACAAAGAAAAAGTTAAAAAACAAGTTGAAGCGATTAAAAATGCTGAAGAAGTTGTAGATAAAATACCAAGTGCTGAACTAACAAAAAATATAGAAAATGAACATATAGATAATATTGAAAAAGTAGACCCAGTGGAAAAAGTTAATAATAATGGAGTTAAGATAGGAGAAAACCCATCTGAAGTAGTTGTTAAAAAGTTTCCAGAATAAATTTTAATATCAAGATAATGTATAATGTATAGTTGTCCTATGTACAATGGTCAAAATTTAGTTTTTACAGGTAAATCAAACCCATATGGGTTGATACAAATGGCTGGTAAAAGAGGTTCAAGAAGAAGAAAAACTATGCGTAAAAGAGGAAAAAAGTGTAAAACAAGAAAATATAAACGTTAAAATTTAGGAATTTTTAAATTTTTTAAACAAATAAAATATTTAAGTAATATAATGATACCTCTTACTCGTAAGCAAGTATACCGTTCTCGTCTTAAAACATCCAATTGCCGTGGTAGAACTTTCACCAAATGTCGTCTTAAGAATGGATGTAAGCGCACAAGAACTGGACATAGAAAATCTTATTGTAGAAGCCGTAAGAATCGTTCTGCATAAGCATCTTTAAATTAAAAAATTGAATATATAATCTTTAATTTAAAGAAATTTATCTATTTATAAAGATAAGACAATCAGACGATTTTACAATTGAAGAATTATTACTGTTTTCTTATAGTTAACTTATTATGTTAGCATTAAGCGAAGGAAACCCATGAACATAGAAGGAAACCCATGAACATAGAAGGAAACCCATGAACATAGAAGGAAACCCATGAACATA